CACATGATGATGTTGCCCTTTCCTCTACGAGTTCTTTGTGCGATTGCGTTAGCATCACGCTCGATTTGGAACAGGAGACCCTTGAACTTCTCAACACTCCAGCGTCCGTTGGAATCGACATCGAGGTCGAACTCACCAGCGGTTGCGGTGTTGACTTGAGCACCAGACTCAGCAGTCTTGTAGATGGTTCTGATGACTTCGCGGTTGATCTCGGCAAGAATCTCAGTAGAGAGAATGTTTGCCAGTTCCGCTTCAGCGTTCAGACCGTGGATTGCCTTGAGGTCTTGTGCGAGTTCTAAGGAGTACTCAGCCTTCAGTGCTCTGGACTTCGCAGTAACGGTGACTTTCTCGATCGAGAATGCCATCTGGTTGAAAGCATTGCTTCCAGTACCGTCAAGTGCTTCTGCGTCGTCTGTACGCATACCCTGACCAACAGAATATGCTTTCTGTGTGGCGGTGGTAGAAGGATTCAGAGCACCGGGGTTAGTGCCAGGGTTGAATCCAGTAGTACCCATACCAACTGCAGCATTGGTCATGCCGTTGGTGAGATCAAGACCTGCGTCCTGACCGGAGAATGCGGTATCTACTTCGTCGAAGAAGGTTTCAGAACCACTCTGATTGTTGTAACGGGAGCGCATCGCGAAGATGAGTCCAGTAGGACCAGACATTGGCTGAACGCCTGCGAGGTCATAAGCGACCAGGTTAGGCATAGAGCGTCTGATCAGAGAAATCAGAACGGGATCGAAACCAGCAACAGGACCTGTTGCGGTAGCACCACCCGAGAAACCAGCAGCAGAGCCGGTTTGGGTGTTCATGTTAGGTTGCTCAGTCAGCATTGTGGTGCCTTGCTCGAAGGCAGTTTGCTCACGGAGGAATTTTTCTTGGTTTTCCAGCAGGACTGCGGTTACTGCTCTCTTATGGGAGTTCTCGATTTTATCAAGACCCTCATGGTTGAGGAGAGGTGCCCACTTTTCCTGCAACTGTTCGGATTGGAACATTTGCTTTTACCTATGTGTGGTTAGTTTACGTTTGAGTTAATGTTAAAATCAGGAGTTTTTGCCAAGTGTAGAACCCAGTGCTCTCATGTAGGATTCCATCGAACCAGTAAATGATTGATGTGTATTCTCTACACCTTCAGAGAGGGTCTCAGTCTTAGCTGGAGTAGAAACGGTCTTCTGAGAGAAGTAAGACTCCTTCAGCGTCTCTAACTTTTCACGATATTGTGCTTCGCTTTCAAACTCTACACTTTCGGAAAGTGAGGCGAGCTTCTCTTTCTGTGTCTGTGCAAGACCATCAGAGACTTGATCTAAGATTCCTTCAGCAACCGACTCATTGAGTCTGGAATTGAGGGAGATATTCTTTTCGATTTGCTCGTTGAGTTTTGTCTCCATATCATCAAGTTTTTCTACCATGCTCTCAAGAACATCATACTTCTCTTCAGGGATTGTTACATAATGTTCTTCAAAAAGACTCTTCATTCCGGAGAGGAATGATTCAGTCATCTCAGTCTTGAGTCCATGCTCGACTGCGAGTTGATTTTCTGTCATCCACTCGTCAGCGACATACTCAAGGTAAGAATCAACACGCTCAGCGAGTGACTCTTTAGCAGCAACAATTTCTTCAGCGAACTGTTCTGCATACTTTGTTTCTAGTTCTTCTTTGATTTGAGCAACCTTAGAGTTAATTGCTGCCTCAAAGATGGTGCGTGCTTTTTCCTGGAATTCTTCGGAGAGTTCTTCGCCTGCGAGGAGAGCATTGACATCTTCTTCGATGTCATACTCAGCAACGACTTCCTCTTCGGAAACAACTTCATCTTCAGCAGTCTCTTCTTCAGCGACTACTTCATCGATTGTTTCTTCTTCTTCTGCTACTACTTCTTCTTCGTCTGCTACTTCTTCCTCTTCCTTCATACCCTTAGGCATTGGGTCAGCAGGTTTAGCACCTTTGGTGACTATATCCTTGACTTGCTTAAGGGTAGCACCTGGCTCTTTCAGTTTTGCCGAATCATCATCCGACTTATAGTTCTCGGGAGTAGGACCACCGAGATCCTCAACGTTAGCCAGTTGAGTGCCAGGATCTGCCATCTTAGGCATAGGATCTGCAGCAGCAGCCCCAGAATTAACAGCAGTTTTGGATTGCTGTGTCTTTACTTCCATTTCTTGTAAATCTCCACGAGACATTTGAACTCTCCGTTATTGCCGGGTATTAAAACTATATTTATTTATAAAATTAAAGATTAGATAAGAAATTACCCCATAACTGGAGTTTATGCTCCTCTAACGCTCTCTGATCAACGAGTGTGTTGATTTTCTTTTTGGTCTGTTCAGCATATTTTTCGCGAAGTAATCCACCTTCCCAGACCCATTCTTTACCTTCCATAATACCTTCAACAAATGCATCAGGTGCAGAAGGATCAGCAACGATATCAGCAGCAGTTGCTAACATAAAGTCGTCACCAACAATATTACATCCCTCTTTTGTCATTTTAAGAGATCCAATACCACGAGAAGAAACGCCAAGTTTGACTCCTTCTTCTACGAGATTTGCGGCAATCTTACCCATCGGTGTTCCGAGGATTTTTGCCTTACCAATAAAGTTATCTCCACTCTCTTTTAATGAGACAATCTTATGTGATACTCTATCGAGATTCACAGTAGGACCATCAGGATGCCCGAGTTCACCAAGTGCTCTACCTGCCTGAACATTGGATTCGTTGTAACGAGAAACTTCACGACGAAGAGTATCCATAGGATACATACGACCATTGCGGTTCTTGATGTTTCCCTGAAGGAATACTCCCTCAATATACAGGGATTTCTTGCCAGACTTTGTTTTCTCTACAAGAAATTTGACAGATTCGATCTCTTCTCTGATAAGTTTCATTGTTTTTAATTGGTGAATCCTACTTTTGCTACCTCAACTGCAGCTCCGGTGACATAAATTTTATCGCTTGGACTCTTCTCAATTATCTCAACACTATTGTTGAGTTGAGTGAAAGACCCAATAACATTGTCATCAGAGTCTGTTCTGAATACAACGACTACACCCGCAGTTGCAACAATTCTCACAACGGTTGCATTACCAACAGTGGTTGCATTACTGCTACCTGCTGCTAGTGCTGCTTTTGCTCCTAATGGTAAAATGCGTGACATTTTTATAATCTACTTGTATATTTTATTTATTCCTCTTCTGCTTCTACTTCAATATCAGGCTGTTCCTGATTGCCACCAAAGAGAGAAGCAGCAGCCGTTTCTCTATAAGAGGCGACTCTCTCACTAGTTTTACTAAAAAGTAAGTCTTTGATTGTATCAGATATTTGCGAAGGTGATCCATCAGTAATCATCATGTCTAAAAGTTCATCCATGTTTCCCATGTTACAAATTTACTTATATTTATATCTCGCCCCCCTTGGGCATCTCAATCGGTTCAGCAGAGGACGCATCAATCTCTGGTTCCATGACTGGTGCTCCCAGGTCCATTGACGCTGGATCTTGCCCTGCATCTAGTGGTTGACCAGTTGTAGGATCAATTGTTGCTGGATCAGGAATGATGCCTGCTTTGATTTCTGCGTTGATAAGTTTGTCTTGCTCAAGGATTTCCATGTCAGTTTGACGCAAGATATGGCGTCTTACGTAGTCCTGTGAGTAATATTTGCCCACATATGGTTGTGCAGTTTCAACAAGAGATAGTCTCTCATTTAATAATTCTGCCTCTTTTAATTCGGAGAAATGATTATCATATAGGAAATCATATTGAATATGCTCACTCATCATCTCCCAATCTTCTGGAGTAATCACATTCTTCAGAAGTAATTGAGTTCTAAGCATGTCATTAAACATTGCAGAGAATCTTTTTCTCAAACGACCTACGAACTTTGTGAATTTGAGTTCATCCCTAAGTATTTCAGATGATCTACCCAGATTAAATCCACCTTCTCCGTCCATTCTTGACGGCGGAACATTAAGGCTCCTGTAAAGTTTCTTCTTAAAATACTCAATGTCAGTGATTTCTCCCAAGTTTTGACCACCAGGAAGAGTAGAAATTTCAGTTCCTCTGCCCCCTTCACGTCTCGGCAGCCAGAAGTCCTCAAGCATAGCCATCTACTTTTTGTCATCACGAATCTCTCCTGTAGACGCATCATATACCAACTTGTTACGATACCTCATCATAACGTCACGCAGATACTGTTCTGCTTTTACCTTTGGTAGATTACCAACGTCAATATAGAAAATACGACGTTCTGGTGCTCTTGATAATCTGTAGATAACTAAACTATCTTCAATCATTCTAAGTTGATTGAGAGACTTAATTGCTTTATGAAGGTAAGAAAGAGTTGATCCCTTATTTCTATCTACTAAACCAGATGTACAATATGCAATCGAGTCCTTGGTCATCTTGACACCTTGACTCGCATTTGACTGCATTGGATTTCCACCCATTCCAGACTTTGGATTGTAGATAAAGAACTCTTCCAGTTCAGGAAAATCATAATCCATTGGGTCTTGCTTCAATGGATTAAGTCTATTCAGTTGTTTCTTTTCATTCTTCTTCTGTTTTCTTACATAACGCATTTTCATTGCGTCAATATAACGAAGTTCCTGAATACCATCTTCAGGTTTCTTCAGATCGATTATTTTATGGTAGTAAAGTCTACCATCAATATACCAATTTCTATAGATTTCATGTGCTTTCTTATCAAAGTCCAATAAATCTAAGATGTGCTTAAATTCTTGTCTAATAGATTTCTTAATACCATCGCTAGCATTAAGATTAGAAAGTTCAATCTCAACTGGACTATCGTTACTATCAGAAACGATTGCCTCGTTTACAATATCTTCAATCGCACTATCACACTCTGGATGAAGCGCCATCTCACGATATCTCTTGATGAGATCAAACTCAGTTTTATATACTCCTTCAATATCTACATAAGAACCAAAAAAACCACTACTCATATAGTGGTCAACCCCGTCCTCATTTGACTGAGGAACGGGGGAGACTACTGATGGTGAGAGTGGTTCAGTATCCTCAATAGAGAACCCAAATAATTTGGACATTATTAAACTCTAAACTGTATCTCTACTATTTATTAGAGGAGAAAATGAAGTTAATCAGAATCCGTTAATTGTTACGCCGTTCTGATCTGTCTCTCCAGCTCCACCATTAGCAGATATGCTTTGAACAGCAAATTCAACTGTAAACTCTTCAATTGTATCACTTGAATCGTAAGAGAGATCGATAGCGGATACGTTTACTGGGAAAATGGAGTGGAAAGTGTAAGATCTCAGTGGCTTAACTGAGACTGGTGGTTCAGCATCAGCATCAGCTACTCCTCCATTTTTTGTGCTATGCCTATTATTGGCATATCCTCTACCCAACTGATAGACATATGCATCGGCCATGTATGCAGCTGGACTTGTAGCACCAGTATTATCATCTAATTTGGCAATACCATTCATCCAGATTTCAAATTTAGTTCTCAGAGAGAAATTCTCATCATTAATAATGGTAATAGTCCAGTTCTCGATAGTTCTATCGCCAGCAACCTTCAGAGTACGACCTCTGAAAGGAATATCGATAGAAGCAATATTAGATGCAGGCAACTGAGCAGCCTTACACATAAAGTTTAGATCGGTCTGAGCAGCAGCATTCCACTCTTGATTTGGAATGGATTGTAATGCTGCTGATGGGAATGTTGGAATTGAAACTTCGAATAAATTTGGTCTTGCTCCCCCACCCAGAAGTGCGGATTTAAAAGAGGTGAGCGTGCGTAAGTTTGACATTTTTAGAAATCCTCCGTTTTTTTATAATTTAATGATCAAACTCTACCAGCGACTTCCTGGAAACTTGCTCCAGTTCGTGTGGCGACGAAAGTAAGTGTAATAAAGTTAATCGACTTGGCAGGCTTCAGGAAAATGTCTGCTCTAAATTCATTATTATCAATAACATCTGGTGTGTTATTTGACTCATCACAAATAACGAGGAAGTCAATCAGTCCTCTCTTTGCTTGAACATCACGGAGGAATGGTTCAACGATGTTTCTAAAGTTTGCTCTTGTCAGTTCATCGTTAAGTTCAAAGAGTTGTGCCTGTGCTGCTCTCTCAAGTGATTGCTCAATTGTGAGGAACAAGCGGCGAACGTTGATTCTGTCGAAAGCAGACTGATAAGCAAGTGCAGTCTTATCGCCGAAGAGGAATGTTCCAGCACCAGGAGTGGTGATAAAGGAGTTGATTCTCTTAGGATAGAGACGATCTCTTTGAGTCTTAGATGGGTTGTAAGCAAGTTTGACAGCGTTATTAATAACACCTCTTTGCTGACCTGCTGGTGAGAACCATGGATAAGCAAGGAGAGAAGTTCTTGCCATCATTCCAGCAACGTCTGGGTTGCATGGAATATAACGGAACTTATTATTAAAGCGATCGAAGGTATACTTATAACCCGAGTCAAATACCGCGTAAGACGAGGATTGTAATGGGCTGAAGTAGTTAATCAGATTTGTGGTCTGAGTCTCAGTGTTTGTGATATTAACAACGTTTGCTCTATGAGGACCAACAACTGCCATGCAATCCTTTCTCTGTCCTGCGAGGGAAATAAGATAGTTTGCCTTTGCTTGAGATTGTGCTTCAGTGTCACAACCAGGACCCATGATTAAGAAATCAACTTCAGTTTCATCTTTGTTGCTGAAGAGTCCGTATGCGGTAATGAGTTTTCCAAGATCTGCCTTGTAACCATCTCCGCCTATGCTCTGGTAATCATTACCACCTGAGAAGGTGTAAGTCTTATTACCAACTGAAAGGAACTGCTTGTCCTGTGCAACTCCACCTTGGTTTGCAGCACCACCCTCTGCGGTGAATGATGCGGATTTTACTCCAGTGTATGCAGTAAATCCAGTTGCTGTTGGAACAGTGCCGTGATATGCATCGATAGCAGCAAGAGGACTCTTACCTGCATAAAGATTAGTGGAGAAATCTCTGATGTAATCTTTATAGTAGATCTTTTGTGGGGAATTTACTGCCGATACAGCATCTGTTGCTTTCGAAAGACCGGTGTGCTTCTCAAGGATATTACCTTTGACTCCGGTTAAGTCACCGTTATCATCAACAACAGCGATGTGAAGTTCATCACCATGTCCTTGTCTTTCGTCAGCATAAACGCTTGTTCCTGGTTTTGGAGCAAGAGTCTTCCAATATACTGTGGAGTTTGTAAGACCTAAAGTCTGTTGATCATACCAATCAACTGCACTTGTTGGTGTTACTCCTGATGTTACATTACCTGCATCAGAGGTAAAGAACAGGGTGTCAGCAGTATCGAAAGAGGAGAAAGCATCGCCTTCTGCGTAATCGATTCTTGTTTCTGTGCCTGCAGAATCTACTCTCGAAACAATCTTAACATCAACGGAACTTGCAGTTCCAGATGCTGCGGTGGATACTCCAGTGACGATTGCCTTCAGATATCCGGTGAAGGATGAAGTGCCACCAGTGGATGCGTTAGGAATAACGCCAGAGATTGCTGCAGTAACACCCATTCCGACAGTAGCACCTAAACCAGCAAGTCCGAGGTTGCTGCCTGCACTGTTTGTCGAAACTCCGATTGTTTGGTCTGCAAGGGCATCGATGTAGCAAACCTTCAGTCCATCTGCCCAAGAACCTGGATTCTTAGCAGCATAGTAGAAGTCAGTTGCCGACTCGTAGTTGTTACCGTAGTCGTCGTAGTTCTTGATTTTCAGCGTAGTTGTTGCTGCAATTCCTACACCTGCATTTGAGTTCTTCAGGTCGTCATCGTCTGCTCTTACGACCTTAAGAACACCACCATATGAGAGGTAGGACGATGCACTCATCCAATACTCATAGTGACTATCTGCTTCTTTTGGTTCTCCGAATACAGACAGAAGTCTTTGCTCTGTAGGGATATTAGTTATCTCTTCTACAGGTCCAATTTCAAATGGTGCCGCAATGCCACCAATATTATCTAAAACATTATCAGCTCTTCCTACTGTTAGGTCAACCTCCCTTACCAGTACTCCAGGAGATAATTGAGGAGTCGCCATTTTTGATTCTCCGTGATCTCAGTTTATCTGAAAATATTTATTAAAAGGACACTTTTCACGGGGGAAACACGACGTGAACTACCAATCAGGATATTCCCAGGTGTTGTTTGATTTTTTACTGCCCATTATCCTTTTGATAGTACATTCCTTACACTCATAAGAATATGATGATGCTACTGCTCCTCTATCCTTTCTTGTCCTGTAAAAACAATCAACTAAGTTTTTTGTTTCACCGCATTTTTTACAAGTTCTATCTTGAAGTAGGAGATGTCCTAATTTAATCTGCCCATCTAAATCCATTACCGGTATTCCCACATGTGTCCCATATCACCATACTCATCTGTAAACCATCTATCACCCTCTTTATCAACAAAACTAGTATCATCTAGTCCATCATCCATAAACCCAAAAGGTGCCATATCTTGTTCTATCTGATCTTTTTGATCTTCATATAATCTTTTTCTTACGTCTTGATCTGTAAGTTCCTTAAAGTAGTCCATCTGGACCAACCAAGCATAGATTACCAAGCACATAGCAAGGTCATCATTACAACCTTCCTCTGCTTCAAAGGAGTTCTTCTTTGATATAAACGTAGTCAACTCGGAGATTATTTCATAATCGCAGAATATGAGTTTATCTTCTTCAATCAAAGTTTTAAGGTTAAGTGCTCCAACTTTTTTGACAGTCTTGGACATCTTAACACCAAGTTGTGTTTTCTTACCAGAGAAACCTTGTCCAACAATCTGACCAGCTCTACCTCTCATAGAACACATCAATAGATTCTGATACTCTAAATCATACTGTATGATACTCGCTACTTGGTCTCCAATATCATTCACTTCACATAGAATGAAAGCACTATTATAGTTCTTTGCCACCTCATAGATGATATTTGGAAACAACATTGGTTTTATTTCGTTGTTTCTATATTTTGCAACTAATCTATGTGGAAACTGTGTAATATCAACAACTATAAATGCTGAATAATCTTCACCAACTCCTCTTGCTACGTCAACGGTCATTACATAATCATGACCCTTTTCAACTGGAGCATATACATCAAGTCCAGCATTTCGAGTCTGTGGATTATCATACACCATAGACTTTAACTTACTTGGAGCAATCAAAGTATCAACAGATCCTAAGAACTCACATTCAAACTCAACTTTGAATTGCTGTTCTGATGTGTTGGCAATCGTTTGATCTTTCCACATAGAATCTCTACCTGGAACCTCAGACCAATGCACATCAGTCGGAACATATTCATTCTTATTTCTTTCTGCATCATGCCACATACGGTAGAAATGATTCATACCATGTGGCGTAGATACAATAATCACCTTAGTATTTTTACCAGATGTAATTGTGGGATAAACAGAAGCAAAGAATGAATCTGCCACATGATTTGGAACGAATGCAAACTCGTCCAGAAATAGAATGTTAAATGACATACCCCGAACAGCACTTGCAGAGGTAGATGCTGCTAAGATTTTAGAACCATTATCAAGTTCTAGAGAACCTCTATTCCATACAAGCACACCCTGCTGCATCCACTTAGGAAGATTCTCGTATGCAGTCTGTAATCTATTAAGTAGTTCTCTCGCAGTCGCTGCTTTATTTGCTAGGATACCAATATTAACGCTATCATTAAAGATTGCATAGTGGAGAAGATAAGACACCACAGTGGTTGATTTACCAGTCTGTCGTGGCATCTTGCAGATATTAAATCTATTATTATGAAAGTTATTAATCAGTTTCTCTTGAAAGTCATATGGGTGAAACTGCGTTAGTCCTTCGTCAAGAGAAACAATCTTGATATAATTGTTGGCAAAATAAACAGGATCTTCCTTACATTTCATAAACTCAAGGATTTGCTCTTGAGTAAACTCAATGGGAGTATTCGCTTTTTTTAGATTCGGATTGCCAAGATATACATTATCAGACATTAATTATTATCCTTGATAGACCACTGAAGATGCGTAAACATCATTTGCACTTGAAAATATTAAATCAGTTCTTGCTTTATGGATGATGATTGGATCTTTACCTGTTATATGAATACTCCCATAAGTATCTCCAACACCAGTTCTTACTTCAACGAGACGATCTGAAGAATGACTATGTTGAATCATTACGTATTCTGCACCAACACCAGAAGAACTTGGGACTGAACTACCACTTCCAACATTTACTTGAGTGGATTCACCTAAAAGTTTTACTACCAGCATATCAGCAATTCCACTTACGAAGAGACTTATTGATTCTTGAATCTGGATCTCTGGCAGTTTTAGCAGAGGTCAATCTCTTCTTCATGCCTTTCATCCTTGCACAGAATGACTTGCGACGATTTGCTGCTTTCGATCCTTTCTTTAACTTGGATGGTTTTGTAGTAACAGCAGTCTTAAGTTTTGATCCTGGATTTGCTGCTCTATATGATGCAACTCCTTTAGCATTAAGTCCACCAGATTCACTCTTTCCTTCCTTTCTCTGCCATGCAGGAGTACCTTCCTCCAAACGGGATGGCCCTGGCGAGGGAGGTGCAGGAGGTATAGGTGGATTTTCTGTTCCTTCAGTCTGTAAGAACTGTTCTCCTGGTTTGATATCGGAAACTCTGTAAGAACTGACTTTAGAACCTGGATATACTTTATCAAGTTGATCCTGAACTTCGGAGCGACTTGGTTTCTTCACAGATGGGAAGAACATCTTAATCATTAACATCTTACCCCGCCAGGTCAAGAAGACCTCAACAATATTGCCAGTCTTTCTTGGAATCTGAACTGCTTCTTCCATATCATCTGGACAAGCATCAACACCATGAACTGGGCATTCCTTTCCTTTTTTGGTATGAGAACACTCTGTCTCTTCATTTGCTTTGACACAGTTTGGATATCTCTTTCCAAACATCGTCTTCATACCTTTTTTCTTATAACCAGGCCAGCACTTCTCATCAAGCATCTTACTTCCAATACCTTCAGTCGGTTCCAATGGATCGGGAGTAATCAAGTCGATTGTTTCATACTCAGTTGGTTTAAAACTGGATCTCCAATCAGAGTAATCATATGATTCTTTCTTCGTCTTATTACCCCAGTTAGCAGCACCAACTTTACGGCACTTGACCAATGCACCAGAAGCATATGCAGAAGGCCATACAGAATAACGAGACTTAACTTTGTGATAGCAAGCATCTTTCTTTCCCTCTTCAATATCAATTTCATCACCAACTTCTACATTATTCTCAGCAAACCATCCACGGTTCACTTCTAATGCACAGAGAATATCTCCATCAGATTCGACAGCAGTTTCATCATTTGGTTCTAACTGCTTAATACTTTCGATGATTCCATCTTCTCTAATGAACGCAATATCCAGAGGAATTTTTGTTTCTCTCATATGGAATGATTGTTGTGATACTTCATCAAAGATGAATAACATTCCACTATTTGTATCCAGACTTTCTCTGAACATAAGTCCAAGATTAAAATCTCTTATCTCTGTTGGGATTTCAATTTGTAATGGTAGAGTTGTAAATTCTTCTGTTTTCACGTTGATTGCCTTCCCTTTTCTATCTGGATTTGGATCTTGACGATTCTTACGTCTAAACGCAGCATCTTCTTCGCTTTTACTGAGATTTCGCTTCATTTTGCTTGAACCACACTTTGGTTTTGTGGTTTGTCCTGGTTGTCTGGCACAGGGTTTTCCTGCGTACTTGCCACCCAACTGAACCCAGCCAGGCTTGCCATCACTAGAGCGACTCTTGCCAAACCAGTCACGCAAAGAATTATCGCCACTTTTGTTAGCTTCACTTACGGATCCTCCACCGTTACCACCACCATTACCATTGCCATTGCCGTTTCCATTACCATTCTTTGTTTCACCTTCATCATCTACAGAATGACCATTCTCCTTACGGAGCATTCCAGCACGACCAACTACCTTGAATCCTGCTGGAATTGGTTTACACTTTTTATCGGTGTAACAGTAATACTGTCCTGCTGGACAACGACCGTTCTTAGCCATCAAATTACAGTTAATATCAATTATTTAGGATTTAAAATACCCCCATACCAAGTCCAAGAGTAACGCCAGGTAAGGTGTTCCAATTAGTTCCATCATAAAACTCCATTTTCTTAGTTGTTGTATTATAAATCATTGCACCTTCATTAAATGTTCCTGCATCTCTTGCAGTTGTCGTATATTGTGGAAGATAGAATGCAGTCGATACTGTTGCAACACCAGTGACAGATACATGATTAAATGTGCTTGTTCCTGTTGTGCTAATACCAGCGATAGTAGCGTTTACATTTGTAAGATTAGCGCCACTGATTGCAGGTAGAGTTGCAGGGAATCGTGCATCTGGAACTGTGCCTGAAGCAAGGTCTGATGCATCAAGATTAGTCAGATTAGCACCACTAATTGCAGGTAAAGTTCCTGTGAGATTTGCAGCTGGTAAATTTGTTAAATTAGCACCACTAGCTGCAGGAAGTGTGGCAGGGAATCTACCATCAGGAACTGTGCCTGAAGCGAGGTCTGAAGCATCAAGATTAGTGAGATTAGCACCACTAATCGCTGGGAGTGTTCCTGTAAGATTAGCAGCAGGAAGATTAGTGAGTGATGCACCAGAACCATCAGTAAGAAGTAAAGTTCCTGTTGAAGTTGGTAAAGTAACTGTTGCAATACCAGAATATGCAGAGTGTGCTGCAGACCTCAGTTGCGTGTAATGTGCATTGCTTGACTCACAATAGAAATCAATACGACCTGGTGTAGAATCATCACTCTTAATATCAATTCTATTCGTAGCAGTTGTAATACCACTTACTAATAAATTGCTCGGTGTTGTGGTTGTGGTCGTTGTTTGTCCACCTGCATTAGTATATACTTTGACTAAACCAGGAGAAGTTGTTGATGCTGCAGCGTTACCGTTAGCAGTTAAAGTTTTACCAGTTGCCTCTTCTGTAGCAGAACTTGATGATTGAAGAGCAAGAAGAGAAGTATTGGTTACATTAGTTAATTCTTCTCTTGATGGAGTAAATGCTGCAGTATAAAGTGCAGTTCCCTTTACAATACGAACATTGGAAATATATCCAAGATAATGAAGACTGCTACCTCCATAGTTTCCAATATGAAGAGTGTTAGCAAGATTTATTGAATTGGAGTTTGATACAGTAGTTTTTGCTACGCCATCAACAAATATTTTAATAGAATTTGACGCTTTGGTTACTGCAAGATGATGCCATGCACCCTCTAAATTCAGTCCTGTTGCTGTGATAGATGTTGATCCTGTATAAAACTCTAATACTGTTCCTCCAGTTTTAAATTGAATGTACCATCCACCATTAGCACCAATTAATATAGGATTTCCAGATTGTGATGTTGAATTATTTACAAATAACTCAATGGTGAAGTCACCAGTTCCAAAATCAAAATCAGCATTATCAGAGGTACTTATTGAATCTCCATTACCATCAAAGTAGACAGAACCAGTAAGACTATTTGGTGAGATTAATCCAGGACTTGTGGAAGATGCTGCAGCATTTCCATTTGCAGTAATTGCTCCTGGAGAAACTGCATATGCTGTAGCAGAACTTGATGACTGAAGAGCAAGGAACTTAGTATTTGGTAAATTTGTAAGTTCAGTATATGTTGGTGAGAAGTCCGATGTATAAAGTGCAGTTCCTTTGACTATACGAGCATTACTAATATAACCATTAAAATAATCGTAACTAGATATTGAATAAGTCTTATATCCTAAACGACTCGTTACACTATTTAAGT